CAGAGTAGGCCAAGGGCCAGTATCAGCTAGTCCGTAGTCTTGGCGACTAAAGTCTAATGACCACAGAATAGTCATCTAATAATTTGACTTCCAAATTTTTGGATTGCTAGACTGGACATCCAATACTTTGGACTTACTATACTTGCCATCGCCCTACCCGGCGTAGTCGGGTTTGAAGCTTCATTTTTCGCCTTGAAAATTACTAGTGGTCATCGCATCCGGTTTTTAATTTACATGGGAGTCCCGTATTTTCAGAATTTTTAAAATTTCAGAATTACAGAAAAAGTCCTATGGCAGAGTTGTTGTGGCTGATTCCAAAACGACCACAAGCCCTTGTGTATGTTGAAGTTACAGGGCTTGACTTCGGCATCAAAGTATGCTACCCTTGTCCTACATTAATTCATTTGGTGCAGTCTAATGTTTATTAATGAAGAAGACTTCAAGTCTCGTGTAGCTTCCGAGAATAATCTCTCGCATCAAATCAAGCGATGCGGTTCTGGCAGAACTCCCAATACTATCAATCGCACCTTTGAGGAGCGCGAAGTTATTGGAAGTGATGCTAGATTAGTCGGTCCTTCGGAAGCTGCCTCTTTGCACGGTTGCTCAGTATCTCAGGCTCATGCTTACGCGCAGGGTAATAACAGTTCTGGTAATCGTAATCCTGATTCTGAGCTGCATCAGCGTGTCAACAAGAGACTGGCTGATGTCCGCGAATCTGCCATTGATAAGATTCTTTCGACGATGGAGAATCTCACGGACGATAAACTTTCAAAAGCGAAAGCGGGTGAGTTAGGAAGTGTTGCATCGTCACTCTCAAAAGTAATGCAAACGACTCTCCCGCGTGAGAACCAGAATTACAATCCTAACGGCGCCGTTCAAATCGTTATCTTTGCTCCGCCTCAGAAGGACGAGGAAAGATACGAGACTGTTCATGTGAATCGGGTAGCTTAGTCTAGGGAGAATCTAATGCACAAGTATCATGTAATTCTAGCAGACGGCACAGAACGGGACATCATGGCGTCCGAAATCATTTTGGACAATGGGTCTTTGGTATTCAGAAGTGATTACGGCGACCCGACTGTCGTCTACGCACCCGATACTTGGGTGATGGTTGAAGTCGAACGCAAGGACGACAAGGAATAGTTTCCCCTTTCACAATCACGCAATTAGATTCACTGGAGAGAAAACAATGGGTGCATCAAGACTTGCTCTGATTACGTATCTCGATGGTTCTGGTGGAGTTCCTGACAATTCTTTGCCGGGAATTTCTGGTCCTGTAGACCCAGGATATGGTCAGGGCCGTCCGCCTTATCCTTCTCAGGGACTTCCGGGCGGTGGACATATTTCCACACTCCCAGTATTCCCGTTCGACCCCACTCTCTCACCAGACAATTCACTTCCCGGAGAACAGCCCGAAGCTGGGAATGAACTGCCACGGCCCGGCAAGAAGTATGTGGTCAAGTGGCTTGCTTGCCACGGTCTGATTCTGGTCCCAGACAATTCGCTTCCTGCAACTCCGGAACCGAAGTAGTAGAGTTTCGTCGTCGCCTCCTTACCAAATAAAAACGACGGCGATTCGGGGGCTGTCATCAGCCATGTGACAGTCCCCATTTTTCTCTAATCTGACTCTAGGTCACATAATGCTAGGAGCTATCACTAGGATTCTACCGGATAAGTCATACGGATTCATTCATTCGGATGGGAAGTTCTATTTTTTTCACAAAGATTTAGTCTCGAAGGAATCTCCCTTACAGTTTCATGAACTGAAGGTAACGCAGCAGGTTTCTTTTGAGCCTTCGTCAAGAATCATCAATGGCGAAGAAAAGCTTAGGGCAGAGAATGTAATCTTCGTTCTGTAGGAGTTTCAGACAATGCCAATTCCCAAAGAAACAATGGACAAGATTCAGTGGATGCAAGACCATCCAATCCAACTGGATATTGTTACCAAGGGTTGTTTCTGCACTCAGCACATCATAGGTGAGGAAATTGTGGAAGGCTTGAACGGCTATCCACAGAAGGCCGTGCCGTCAGACTGCATCGTGACAGTTCCAGGTCTGAAGCGTAGACTTGTATTCTCACGAGAAGAAGTGATGGAAGTCTTCTCTGCTGCCGCTGGTGAACCTGTTTCTCCAGTAGTCTCTAGTCTCAATCCCAATTCAGCAGTGCTCGGCGCTCCATCCTTTACTCTGCGCGTGCTGGGTTCAGGATTTGCTCCATCTTCTATCATTGTATTCAATGGTAGCGATGAACCTACTACATTTGTATCTCCCACAGAGATTACAACTGGAGTAAACATGGAGACTGCTGGAGTAGCCGTTGCAGTTCCGGTTAAAGTCCGGAATGCAAATGGTTTGGAATCTGCGCCTACAAACTTCACATTCACAGAAGCTGCTTCTAGAACTGCTGCTCAGAAGGTCGAAGACAAGAAGACTGAAGTCAAAGTCGAGACTGTGAAGGAAGCAGCTAAGAAGTAATCTATGTTCCAGACTAGGCTGGTTGATGGGGCTGTCCAGAAATATTGGCAGCCCTTCAAGACACAAGAAGATTTTCTTAAGATACCTGATACCGTCAAAGAAGCATTCTTTGGTGGGAAGTTGGGTGGTGGAAAGTCTGATTGTCTCTTGATGTTACCAGTCGTTAGGAACTGGATTAATATTCCTGGGTTTGAGGGAGTGATTTTTCGTCAATCATTCCCTCAGCTTGAGGAATCATTAATCCCTAGAAGCAAGGAATACTACTATCCTATCGGTGGCAAGTATAATGAGTCCAAGCATTTCTGGACTTTTACATGCCGTGATGAGGATGGCAGACAGACTGGAGTTTCTTATATCAGATTGTTATTCCTAGAAGATGAAGCAGACGCTAGAGAGCATGACACTGCCGAGTTTCCTTATATTGGATTTGATGAGTTAACTCACTTCTCATGGTGGGTTTACTCATACATGAAGACTAGGAATAGAACATCCATTCCTAATCTTCCTTGCATTATTCGTAGTGCAAGCAATCCCGGAAACATCGGCCACGGTTGGGTAAAGAAAAGATTCATAGACCCAGAGAAGCATGGATACAAATTAATTATCGACCATAAGACGAAGGAACGGCGCATCTTCATTCCTTCATCATTGGAAGATAATATCTATATCCAGAACAAGGATTCATACGCCAACTCCTTGAAGGATTTGCCTGAAGCTGAGTATAAGGCTAAAGTCCTCGGAGATTGGGAAGCGTTTTCTGGGCAAGTGTTTGAGGAGTTCCTGAAGTTCCCATTAGATGGTGATACCTCAGGAAAATGTCATACTTGTTCTGCTTTTGAAATACCAGTCTGGTGGAAGAAGTTTGTTTCTATAGACTGGGGATATGTTCATCCTACTGTCATTCATTGGTTTGCTCTTGCTCCTACTGGAAGGGTATACCTCTATCGCAGATACGCCGCCAAGAAGCAGAAAGTATCACAGTGGGCATCGACGTTCTCGCTACTATCGCGTGAGGAAGAATACGAGTTCATCAAACTCGACCCTTCAGCTTGGCAGAACAGAGGGACTGAGCAAACAATAGCTGAGGAGTTTCAGAAGTATTCAGGTAAGACTCCTACTAAGGCTGATAACGACAGACTTGGTGGGAAGCTCCTATTACATGAATACTTGAGACTCACTCCTAGAGCAAGACCAGAAGTCTCAACAGAGTATGATGCAGACTTTGCTCAGTCTCTGATGCGCCAAGGTAATATGCGTGAGTTTGATGTCTATATGGCACAATTCACGCCTGTAATTCAGGATGAGAATCTTCCTAAATTACAAATCTTCGAGCAGTTCGATGAAGTATGCGAGACTCTCACAACTTGTGTCTATGACCAAGACGCAAAGGCTAAGAGAGCAGAAGACGTAAAGAAGTGGGACGCTACAGACGAGACAATTGGAGATGATGATTACGATACTTTGAGGTATGGTCTAAAAGGAATAGACAAATACATCGAAGAAGTCGAATCAATCTCAAAGGGACTAGCTAAACTAGGAAGCATCTATGCAGACCTCGAAACATCCGGTAATCAAACAGCGTTTTATCGGCGCTTGGAAAGTCTTGAGAGGTCAAATAGTCCTGGTAGAGCCAAACTCTACAAGTCTCTCGGGAGAAGCCGTCCATTCTGAGTGTTTGGTCTGTGCTGAAAAGGAAATGCAGATAGAGTTCTTGAGTGATGAGATTCGATTCCTCAGAACTCTGGTGAAATCTCCTGAGATTGTTCCAGTAGATGGAGAACCCATCACAGAAGTCTCAGAGATGGAGCCAATCAAAGTCACTCGTAGGACTATGAAGCAAGTCCGTCGAGAACTAGAGCTGAAACATAGGAATCAGGAATCTCTGCGCGAATCTGTAGTGCATGAGACTGATACTCCACCAATATCGGCAGTTGTGGTAAAGTAAAATGTATCCTCCTGACGACGAACTTTCAGACCAAGAACCTGAGTTTGACTTGGGCGGAGAAATGGCCGCCCATGATGAACAGGTAGATTCTGAAATGTCTGGCGAGCCGGGCATGGAAGAAGAATTGCCTGAAGAAGCCGCGCCGTTAGAAGAAGAACTGGTAGAACCGGAAGAAGAAGAAGTCGAAGAACCAGATGATACAGAAGTTCAGAATATAATCTCTGGCCTGACCCAACAGTATGACGTAATAGAGCAGCCAGTTCGTGAGTCTCGTTCGCGTATGCTGAAGCTCTTGGACTTATACTGGCAGGGTCTAACAAACTGGTTCTGGTCTGAGGCGTTGATGGACTGGCGTCCCATTACTTCCGATGATTTGGGAGAAGATGGAGAACTGCCAAAGACTATCAACGTCTATAAGCCTTATGGTGAATCTATCATCGCGGCCTTGTCAGCGGCAGTCCCAAAGACTAGATTCTACCCTGAGGATGCAGACAATTACGATGATATCGTTACGGCCAAGACGAAATCAGTAATTGTTGACAAGGTAGAACTGGACAACGAAGCAGAGCTTCTCCTAATGAAAGCTCTCTTTATCATTTTCAATCAAGGCCCAGTCGCAGCATACATCAAGTCTGAGAATTACGGGAAGTCTGAGAAGAAACCCGTAATGGGCCAGCAAGAGAAGCAAGTAGACGATTTTGTCTGCCCACAATGTGGCGCTCCCATGATGCCGTCTATGGAACAGATGGCACAATGTGAGTCTTGCGGATTCCAAGGACAACCAATCAATGACCCAAAGGTTGAAATCGAAGAAGTAATTGAGAGGCATGAAGAACTCTACAGAAAGAAGATTTGTATAGAGCTTTATGGCGCATTCCATTTCTTCGTTCCTGCGTGGGTCAGAACTCAGAAAGAAACCCCATATATCGGCTGTGATTACGAAGCCGATTTATCGTGGGCAAAAGATACCTACACGAACGTCGCGGATTCGATTCAAGGCACACCGTCGCCGGATACATACTTGAGATGGGCGAGACTGACATCGCAGTATATCGACCAGTCCACGACTCAGCTTGTAACTATCCGCAAGAGATGGTATCGTCCGTGGGCATACAATATGCTCGCGGCAGAACAGGCTGAACTTCTGAAGACGCGCTTCCCACGCGGCTTATTCGTCACCTATGTGAATGACCAGATTGCAGAATATAAAGAGGAAGAACTCGATGATGTCTGGCACATCTCTGAGAATCCTCTTTATAATGATATTTTTGGTCAGCCTATGGGCCGTGGCTTAGTTGATGTTCAAGATTTGTCTGACGAACTCCTGAACCTCACAAGAGACACAGTAGCTCAGGGAATAGGCGTCACGTTTGCAGACCCGTCTGTATTAGATATACAGAAGTGGCGGCAGTCAAGGGCAAGACCTGGTGACGTATTCCCCACGAAGCCGTCATTAAACAAAAACATCTCAGATGGATTCTACCAGACTACCGTCGCCAATCTCTCACAAGAAGTTGACAGGTTCGTCAACAGAATTGAGATGATGGCACAGTTCACGTCTGGTGCTTATCCTTCAATTTACGGCGGCGTGCAAAAGTCTGGTTCTGGGACTTTCGGTGAATACGAGTCCAACAAGAATCAGGCACTTCAGAGACTCCAAATCAACTGGAGAGTTCTTGGTAATTGGTGGGCACAGCTTATGAGTAAAGCTGCCAACCTCTATATCAAGACTATGGAAGTCGAAGAAGACAAGTATGTCTCCAAAGTTGGGAATCAGTTCGTAAACAACTGGATTAAGAAATCTGAACTTCAGGGTTCGATTGGATTAGTCCGGGCCGAATACAACGAACAATTCCCAATCTCTTGGTCCCAGAAGAAGGACATTGTTACGAACCTGCTAACACTGGGGAACGAACAAATCAATATGATTCTGGGCCGTCCTGAGAACAGCAGTCTCATCTCATCTATTCTGGGCCTATCAGAAATCTTCATTCCCGGTGAGGATGATAGGAATAAGCAGCTGTGGGAAATCCTGGAACTTATCAAGACTTCTGACCAGTTCCAGCCATCTATTCCTGTTCCTCCCGGAATGGACCCAGAGATGGCAGCACAGCAGGGAATGGGACTACCACCACAACCTACTGTTCCTATCGAACCTGAGACTGATGACGATGAAGTCCACGTTGCAGTCTGCAAGGAGATTCTCAATAGTGAGAAGGGTATTCTCCTGAAGCAGACGAACGATAACGCCTATCAGAACATTCTTGCTCATCTTCGCCAGCATGTAGACAAGCAGGCTCAGGATGAGATGAATGAAATGATGAAGCAGTCCCAGATGCAACAGATGGGAATGACTCCTCCGCCAGAAGAAGGTGGTGAAGTTCCTCCTGAGGAGACATTGTAATGCCAACGAAACTTCTCAACGTAGGAGTTGTGAACGTAATCACTAACAATGCTATAATGGCACTTCCTGCCAAGGCGTGCAGGATGTTCATTACTGCACTGACAGCAACGTCAGTAGACATTAGCAATAATGCTGATATGTCTAATGCTAAGAACTCTGTAGTTGCTACAGGCCCAGCTTTTTCCGAGGCCGGAGTAGACACAGCAGCAGGGTTCATTCGAGTAAACGGCGGGAATGCTAATATCCGCCTTGTCTAATTTTCTATGAGTGGAGAGTCTAATGTCTAGAGTAATTCCTATCTTCAGTCCAGAGGGTGACGCCCCTGCTGGCGCAGGTCTTTCTGATATCGACGTTCTAGATTCTATGGTTCCTACTGAAGAAGTAGAAACTCCTGATGCCGAGACTGAAGATGAAGAAGAACCTGAACAACCAGAACAACAGCCCGACGAAGAAGACTCCGACGAAGAAGACGAGCCAGAAGAACCAGAAGCTGAACCAGAAGAAGAATTAGTCTCAGAAGATGGAACTCTCACCATCAAGAATATCCTGAAGAAGTATCCATCATTCTTCAAGGAGTTTCCTGAGGTTCGTAGAAACTTCTTCTTGGCTAATCAGTTTCAGCAAGTCTTTGCTTCTCCAGAAGATGCTGGGAATGCGAAGGCTGTTGCTGATACTTTTGACTTCTTTGAGTCCAAGTTACTCAGTGGCTCATCCAAAGAGATTCTACAGTCTCTCAGAGAGTCAGGCGACCCTGATGCTCAGGCAAAGTTTGTAAGAAACTTTCTGCCGACTCTACAGGAGACTGATAGGAATCTATACTTCGATGTGACAGCTCCTGTCATACAGACTGTGCTATACGCCGCTATCAGGACAGCACAGACTCAGGGTAACAAGAATCTCCAAGAAGCTGCAAAGTGGATTAATCATTTTGTCTTTGGAGATGCCGACGTAAAACAGCCGGAACAGCAGAGACTTGAGAACAAGCTGGACCCGGAGAGACAGCAATTCCTACAAGAGAAGGCTCAGTGGGAAGCTGGTAGATTTGGTCAGGAGTATTCTGAGGTTGCCAACGAAATCTTCAACGATTTGTCAAAGAGAATCGTGAAGAATCTGGACCCCAAAGAAGAACTTGGAGAATACACCCGAAAGAAGTTGCTCGGAGATGTCATTCGAGAAATCGGGAATCGTCTACAAAATAATCCACAGCATATCCGACAGATGGATAGCTTGTGGGACAAGCACCGTAAGACTGGGCTGCCTCGCAATGGAAGGACCAGAATCAAAGACACGTTCCTGGCGCGTGCATTGCAATTAGCCCCACAAGTAACAGCACAACTACGCAGTGAGGCACTTGGTAGGCGTGCAAAGTCTGCTCAGGGCAAGACTACAAGGCCCAAAGGACAGGCTTCTAACACCAGAAGGTCAGACAAATCAGAGTTCAAGAATACTGCGAGAATGACGGACGCGCAGGTTCTTGATAAGATTCTCGGGGACTAACCAATGCCTGCATTGGCAAATACGAACGTCCTCGCCAATCAGTTGGAGAAGGTAGACCCTACCCTTCCAACTCTGTTTGAGCGAGATGATGTCTTCTACTCCACTATCGAGAAGCGGAATGTAGAAGTCATCTCCACGCGGGATATGAGAATCCCGTTGGAACTCCGTCCCGGCGGCAGATTCGGTATGTTCGATTCTGACGGCGGAGACTTGGGACGCGGTGCCGGTCCTGAGTTCGACAAGGCAGTAATCAATACTGTCGATTTCAAGTATGGCGTCGAGTGGACGAAGAAGGCAGAATGGGGAACGGACGATAAGCGTAAGGCTATCGTTTCTACTCTGAAGCATCTTCTTGCCAAGGCGATGCCAGAGTTCCGTCGTAATGTGGAAGCTCTCTGCATGACGGCGGGTGATGGAGTTGTCGCTACAGTAACTTCGACCTCTACTGCTGGCGGCAAGGATTCCATCGTCTGCACCACGGATGGATTCGGCATTAAACTGCTTCGGCAGAATAATGGCTACTCCATCTACAACAGCACGCTTACAACGCGTAAGCCATTCTCCACCCTGAACTCCTATGACGGCTATGCTCCAATCGACTTCTACGACTTGGAGAACAAGACTGTCAGGTTCGACGGAACTACGGGTGGTGCAGCTATTGTGGCTGGCGACAAAGTTGTCGTCGAGGGAACTGTGGCGACTCCTCCAGTGTCGCTTTTCGGAGTTCCTTACCACCACAATGGTTCGTCTGCTGGAACTTGGCTCGGATTCAACAGGGCCAATACTCCGGAGATTCGTGCAAACCGTGTGAATGCTAACGGTGCTGGTCTGGCACTTCCTTTCGCTCGTCTTGCCCTGAACAAGATTGGCGACAGAGTTGGCGCTTCTCACGGATACCGGCCTGTAGCATGGATGCACCCGTGCCAGCAGCAGGCATACGAAAGTCTTGGACAGGTTGCCAGCATCATCCAGAAAGTAGCGAGAGAAGAAAATCTCAATCTCTACTTCAATGGCAACGGAATGCAGCTTGCCGGAGCATCGGTCAAGCCGTCATTCTGCTGGGACAAGACTCGTATCGATTACGTCGTGAAGGAAGTCTGGGGTCGCGCAGAAATGCACCCAGCCAAATTCTACGACGTTGATGGGAAGCGAATCTTCGAGATTCGTGGAACATCTGGAGGCGTCGCCGCCCGGCAGATTTTCTACATTGTTGCGAGCTTCAATCTGTTCGTCAACAATCCTGCCGCTTGCAGCTACAACGACGGTCTGGCAGTTCCAGACGGTTACTAACTCTAGGGGGTGGGGGCTAATAACTCCCACCCTTTTTCTATGGAACTACTAGCAGAGCCTCTGAAGCAACTGAATAAATATCTATCTGATAAGTATGGAACTTATCTAGACGGGAGAGCTTGGTTTAGAGTAGTGTTTGCAAACTCACAGACTGAACTTCGTCGTGCAGTTTACGAAGACTTCTATGGGCCAATCTTCATACGTTCCAGGTCTGAAATCAGGGAGACTCTCAAGTATCCTATTTTTAAGGATTGCTATGTTCTTGAGAAGCTCATACGAATTGATAGTAATCATCTGGAGTTGCTTAGGCGGGAAATCGTTACGATAGAGGAGTTCACATACGAATGTGTGTGGGCCTTCTATGACAAGGATGATAATCCACTTCCTGTTCATAGAAAGATTTTGGACTTTCTAATTCACTCTCTACTGTGGCCCATTGAGAAGCCAAAGATTACTGCTGCTAACGAGCAATACTACAAAGACCTTGAGATGGAGAAGGAATACGAAGAATACCTAGCCTACTTCGAGGACAAGCTACAGTCTCCTCTATTCGAGAATAAACAGGGAGTTTTCATCGACTCCACTAAACTTCTAAAGGGATGACAATGCGTAAAGCTACAGTAGTTTCTCTCTGTCCATACGACTTGAATGAAATGAAGCCTGGTATCTATCCCGGCTCATTCTTCATTCCTGCGGCTAAACCACCAGACTTTGAAGTTTGCGTCATTACTGACGCTGTAGGACACACGTATATTGACCAAGACCGTGGGTCTTTCTCTCGTCCGTATTCGTGCGATGAGATTGCAAAGTCAATTGTGCGTGACCACATCGTGGCGTGCATCTGTGTAGACAGGGAATCTGAGACTTGGCCCGGACTGTTCTGGCTCGAAGAAGAACACTCCAAGGAAGACATCAAGAAGAATCATGCAGACAAACTCAAGTCTGCTATGAACTCTCAGAATCGCTGGCTTCTGGCTCTCGTCATGATGGCAGATGATGATTGGGGAAAGACTCATTCTCATCGTGCTATCTCAGACTTGCAGCGCCGTGCAGCCGGTATTCTGGAGCATCAGGTTGGCAAGAAAGAGTGGGCAGTAGAAATCAAGGACATCGCAGATTTCAAACTCTGCCCATTCTGTCGGACACAGATTCCTCAGGAAGCGTTGGTATGTGCTACGTGCAGGATGGATTTGAGAACTCCTGAACAGCAAAAGGTAGCACTCCCATTCGCTGGAAAGTAAAACAATGCTTGCTTCAGATGCAATGAGAGCGGCGGCTACTCTCCTCAATGATTCTACACAGTCATTGTGGACTAATGCCGTTCTTCTAGAACCTGCTAAGCAGGCATATGAGGAACTCTGTAACGACCTCATTGCACACGGTTTCAGAGTCTTCTCTGATGTGAGCGAGGTTCTTCCTGTAACTGCTGGAACCGTAGAACTAACGAATCAACCAGCAGACTTGTTGATGCCGATTAAGTTGGAAGAATCTGACCCCAGTTCTAACCAGTGGACTCCAATGCTGGAAAGAGTTTGGGAACAGTCTTACAAGGCTGGTCCTAGACTCTCATTCTGGGTGTTTCGTCAGAACAAGTTGATGTTTCCTCCTGCTACTGCTGATAGAGATGTCAAGGTCTTCTATCGCAAGAATGATTTGGGTGTCTTACAAGGTGAGAACTCAAACATAGACCTTCTCAATGCCATAGGTCTACTGGGAGCGAAAATAGCCTCAATCGCAGCTTTCCACATTGCTAAGAATCCAGAAGATGGAAAGATGCTAGAAGCAAGATATATCACTCGTCTGAATACGTATACGAAAGGAGAACTCAATAATCAGCAGGCAATGCCGGGCCGTAGAAAGCCCTATCGTGTGCGGGGTGTTACTCTCGAAACTAACAGACCCGTATAGCATAGCTATACACGTAGGAGAAGAATCATGTTTCCAGGAACTGTCAGCCGAAGGTCAGAAAAGAAAATCGCTTCTGCCGCTACTATTAAGGCAGAGGCTGATATTCTGGTTATCACTGGCTCTGTTGCTATTGTGAATATCACCCCGTTCAATGGTGGTATTGGAGCACAGTCTGTGACAATCATTCCTCTGGCTGCACTCACTTGCACTGCCGCTGGGAATATTGCAGTTGCAGTAACTTTCGTCTTGAATCGGGCACAGGTTCTTACTTGGAGCCAGATTCAGAAGAAGTGGTATCCCTCGATAGCGGCGGTCTAAATGATTGCCGAACACGAGAGAAAAACCATCTCAGAGTTCTATGGCACATACAGAAGGGGGACGGCTGATGTCGTCCCTCTCCAGTATGACATAGAAAATCTGAATGTGTCTTTTGACCAGAATGAGGTAAAGACTCGTTCGGGGTATATTCTCGACCTTCCATTCCCCGGCAACATTCTACGTGTTCATACCTACGAAAAGTCGAATGAGGCAACTCGTTATCTCATTCTTCGTGATAATGGGTCTATCTACGATAGCACTGCCCCTAGCACTCCTATACTTTTTATTGATGGTATGCTGGATTTCTCTTGTCAGGTAATGTTTGACAGAGCATACATCAGTCCACATAATGGCAATACAGGACTTCCCGGCCAATCCGTATACGTCTATGAAGGAGCAGGATTAGCCAGAGTAGCAGGTGGAAATGCTCCAGTATCTGCACCTACAGTAGCTAATTCTACTATCAATGGTCACGTAGAAGCTGGCATTCACTTATTCGCCATAGCCTATGAGACTAATTCTGGTTTTATTACAGCAGAAGGACTAGCAGCACAATTAACTTCTGTTGGTGATAAGAAAGTAGCTATCTCAGCAATTCCCCTTGGACCTACTGGAACGATAGCTAGGTATGTCTTAGCAACTAAGAAGTTGATAGGAACATACAATGGCAATAAGGACCAGTATGAGTTTTACTTTGTTCCAAATGGTCGAATTGGAGACAATACTACTACCACATTAACAGTTGATTTCTATGATGCGGACTTATTGGCGTCTGCTGATTATCTTAGGAATCAGCTTGCTACTATCCCTGCTGGTGTGGGGTTAGGAATCTATAAGGGCGCTCTCTGTGTCTGTGGAGAAGATGCAAATCCTGCAAGAATCAGAATCTCAAAGTTCAACGACCCAGAGTCTCATGATTCTGTAGCAGGATATGTAGACTGCTATCCTAAGGACAATGGTGGTTCCGTAAAAGCTGTAGTTGAGTTCAGAACGCAGCTTAATCTCCATAAATCCTTTAGGAGTTACGTAACTGTAGACAATGGTAGTAGCCCGTCTTTCTGGCCTGTCAATAGTCTTGACGTTGCCATTGGCACGGAAGTCTTTGGGATTGCTAAGGTTCTAGACATCAATGGTTCTACTGGAGACAATTACATTGCAGCGTCCCGTAAAGGTCTGATGCTGTTCAATGGATTGTTCTCTATGGAATTGTCTGCTAATTTCAGTGATAATTGGAAAAGAATTACTAAGACACATTTCAACATAGTCACACTAGTCCTTGACCCAATACATGAGTGTATGTATGTAATGGTGCCATTGGACGGCGCGACTGTATGCACACATATCTTCTTCATAGACTTTACCGAGGGCATGGACATAGAGACTGTTAAGTGGTCACTATGGAACATGAGCAAGAGTCTGGCAGCCGTCTTTGTAGACTTAGTCTATTCTACTAAGAAAGCAGAGATGAAGTTTGCTGCCATCGCAGGTAATATCTATAAGATGGATGATGACACGCTAAATGACAATGGTATAGCCATTGAATCATATGTGAGGTTTGCACAAATATCGTTTGACAAAGCAAGAGGAATGTGCTTCTTCTCGGGTATCAGACCAAGAATCAATGGTAATGGTATCCTACAAATAAGAGCACTCTCTATTGATGAAGTCTTGACCGTTGATGCTGCAAGCATAGTCTTGTCAGATAAACCCGGTCTGATTCCACTTAGAGAGTTCTTTCTACAGTCCGAAGCTTGTTCTATTCTTCTACGTGTTTCTACCATTAACGAATGGTTCTCATTGAGAGAACTGAATGTATTTGGGGTGCCACTCTGGAATGAACGGCCTAATATCTAAATGGCTACTCGCGTCGATACAGTGCAGTCTCTCATCGAGGGTCTACAGTTCTCAGACCCTAGATTATACGATGCACTAAAGCTTCTAGTAAACGGCATGGTGGAACTTCAGAACGAAGTTTTCCCCATTCTGGAATCAATCTCCCAAATCACAACGCTTCCAATTCCCGGCACAGCCACGGGATTTAATTACTCGACTTCTCCACGCATTCTTCGTCTATTCTGGGACGCAACTCCTGACGCAAGATTCTATGAAATAAGACGGGGCAGTGATTGGGCCACTGCTGTTCAGATAACTATTGTTGCAGTTACTGAAGTTAGACTCGACCCAATTCCATCAGGTGTTACCAGATATCTATTAAAAGCTCTTAATGGTAACGGAGTCCCGTCCGCTAATTCTACATATGTAGACGTAATAATCAGCAATCCTGGCACTACGACTGTCACAGGACGTGTCATTGATAATAACGTCCTATTGTCATGGTCAGTCCCAACGTCTATCTGGGAAATTGATTATTACATAGTCAAGAGAAATGGTCAGTCAGTTGGCAATCAAAAAGGAACATTCGCTGTCATCTTCGAGACTGTAGCAGGGACGTTCCTTTACAGTATTACTCCAGTAGACTTGGCTGGAAATGTCGGGCCGGAATCGACAATCTCTCTAACAGTCAATCAGCCACCTGATTTTGAGTTACAGGACTATCGAGTATCCATTCTTGATGGATTGAAGATAAATGCTCTTGTAATCGGTTCTCCTTATCTTGGCTGGAAGAATGATGTTGATTTAGGCTGGGATACAGACCTTCTAGTAGGTCAGGATTGGACATGGGACAACGCTAATACTGGTAAACTTCTGGTCTGCGTAGGCACAGAGGAATACGACAATCATTTCACTGATAGAGCTTGGGACCAGCCATCTGACCAAGTAGGACTTGGCTATCCAATCTATATTCAGCCTGGCTTCTTAACAGCGAAGTATCAGGAGATAATTAATTATGGAACCGTGATACCAGACACGATTCTAAATATTAATTATACTCTTGAACAGTTAGTTACTACTGGCACAGTAGCAGCTAATTCTACGATAGAGTTTTCTCTGGACAATCTTACGTGGACTCCAGTAATTAATGGTAAATCAGCATTTGGAAGTAATTTCCAGTATGCTAGGATTACTGTTAACTTCACTTCCAGCAATGATAAAGCACTAGCCGTCTTCTCTAGCTTGATTGTCACATTAGATGTCAAGAAAGAAGTTGACTCTGGTAGTGTGATAGCCAATGCTAATGATGTTGATGGAACTCTTGTAACTTTCAACAAGCAGTTTAAGGACATAGATTCTCTTACAGCTACTCCAGGTTCATCTGGGTCTATTGAGCCATTAAAAGTTGTCATTAACTTTGTAGACATTCCTAATCCTACTCATTTCTACGTGTTCGTATTTGATGAGACTGGATACAGGCGCACATACACGGTAGCTTGGAAAGCTAGGGGAATAACATAATGGCATCGCAATGGATTAGGTGGCGCAACGATACTCACATCTATGAGTATTCAATAGACTTTGGTGCCAATTGGGGACCATTGCCTCTGGATGCCTCTATCCTAACTCAGGGGACAATTAACCCTGCTAGATTACCGAGTGGGTTGGTAGACCCTGCTGGTAATAACGTATTGACTGGTGTCAATGTCCTATCTAATGTTTATCCTAGACTTACCTTTAATGAAACTGATGCAGCAGTTTCACTCAGGAATTGGGATATTGGTGCTGACGGCTCTGTTTTCAGACTGAGGGCTTTGGATGATGCGTTTGCATTATTAGCCAATCTTGTAGGAGTTACTCGTGCTGGACAGGTTGCTATAGTTCCAACGGCTCCGGGAGTAGCATTAGACATAACTTCTGGACTTAATCCTAATCTAGCAGTGAGTATACGTAATACTGATGCTGGCTCTAATCGGACAGCTGGCATTTTACTGGGTAATGATACAGGGGTAGGATACGGGCAGTTAGTTATAAATTCTTCAGGATATACACCATCTGCTTGGAATCTGGCAGGTGGCTTTACAATCCTAGGAGCAGGAGCAGGTGGTATTAGTCTTGCTGCTTCTCATGCAAATGGAGAGCTTCGATTCTATTCTGGTGGCTCTGCAAATCCTAGATTGACTCTCCAAGTCTCTGGTAACTCAGTCTTTCTTGGAACAGTTACCGAAAGAAATCGTTCTGTTGCAATAGGAGACTGGGCTTCCTATACTCCAGTCTGGTCATCTTCTGGAACTCAACCTACGCTTGGCAACGGCCAATTGAGTGGTAGATATACAAGAGTAGGTAAAACAGTCTATTTTGAATTTCTCTTTGTTTACGGCTCTACCTCTAATGCTGGCACTGGAGCTTATTGGTGGAATCTCCCACTTACGGCAGCTGGATATGCAACATTCGTTGGTAAGTATTTGAGGAGTGGTGCAACTTATCAAGTTTGTATGGGCGTCTTTAAGGATGCAAATAGTTTCCAGATGCTTGCTCATGGAGTTGCTTCTCAGTTTGGTGCAACTGTCCCATTTGTTTGGGCAGTTAATGACCAATTTCAGGTGAGCGGATTTTACTCAGAACCTTAAAAGGAGATATCATGACACTCCGTTCCACTGAATTAAAGCTAAATCAAGGTGTTGGTAGAAGTCTCGTCAAACTTGCCATCCTTGTTATTGCTAGAACCACAATCAAGAATAAGAATAACCTACCTGAATCAGAGGTTTTCTTGGCTAAGCGAATTCTTGATAATCCTGATTGGTATCAGGAGAGAATCTATCCTCTTATTGTAGATGATATCGAAGAAGATACCGATGATTCTACAATCATTCTCAAGGTCAAAGAAGCTCTTTCACTATTCGAGGTCTAGAATGGAAACTAACGTCGATGAAATCCTAGTTAGCCTAGCTAAGAAGCAAATCATTATCGAGAAACAAGAGGCTGCTTTACAGTTACTTGTTGCTCAATATAATGAGCTAAACGAGAAGTATCAGATTCTTGAGAAAGAACTGGGAGAACGTCCCGTAAAGGCGAACTGAAATGGCTGATTGGGCTGACCCTACAATAACGAGCATCTATTCAGACGTAATAGATAAGTTCAAAGCTCGTGATATAGATGCTATCACTCTTAACAGTGGGCCAGCATCTGGTCTGCCCATTGGTGCAATTAAGTATGACCGTGTTGGTCATAAGTTCCAAGAGTGGAGTGGCTCTGCTTGGGTGGATATAGTCCTAGCAGTAGCTGGTGGTGGAACTGGTGGTTCTATTCCCGGTGGTGGTGGTCTAGGACTGGGAACTATGTCACTTCAGAATGCCAATACTGTTGCCATTACTGGCGGCTCTATTGTCAATCTGAATTCGTTCAGTCTTGCTTGTGACATATTGTTTACAACTGACGGTTCTCGTAACATTGGCTCTAGTGCTGTCAGACCTAATAACATCTACATCAGGAACGGTCTAGTGATTCCAGTTGGCACCGATAAGTGGGTAACGGCCTAGGGAGAATCTAATGAAGAAACTATTGTTCGTGCTTCTACTTTGTCCTTTACTCGCATGTGCGTGTGATGATGACAATGATGCTTGTGAAGATATTGAGAATGCTGCTGTCAGATTGCAGTGCATTGAGAAGCGTGATGGTTTAGTTACACCAACTCCGCTTCCTATTCCAGTTGCAAGAATCTATACTGTAGAGTATAGAGTGATTGGAACGGCACGGAGAGCTAATATCGTATATGCAAATACGATTCATGGCTCTACAGAACTGACCACTGGACTTCCTTGGTTTGCAGATTTCAGAACGAATCGTGACCGAGTTTTTGTTTCTTTATATGCAAAATCAGGTGGTGATGGGGTTGTAAGAGTTCAGATTCTAGTCGATGGCGTTCTTTTCAGAGAAGCCTCGACTGATGGATTCTTTGGTTCTGAAGTAGAAGTCTCTGGAACTTTTCTTCATCCTGACACAGCTTCAATAGCGAGCCAGAAGAAGTAATGGCTAAAGCAGCAGGAAGCATCTGGATTGAGGGCACAGAGTTACATTTTGTGTCCTCATCTTCAGAAGAATACTACTATATTGGTGACTTAGTAGCCAATAGACCTACTGCTGTTCCCGGCTCAATTTGGGTTGATGATGAACAAGTGCATTATATAGATGCACTGAAGAATGAGCGGAAAGTTGTTAATGAGATTGTAGCTGGTGTATCAGCATTATCAGGTTCTCTCTGGTCAGAACTATCAAGACTTCATTGGGTAAATGAGTTTGCTGACAGAGAGTGGAAAGGTCATTCAGACATCATTCATAATGATGCCCATAATGATGCTGCACATCAAGATGCTGCACATACAGATGTAGTTCATAGTGATAGTCATAGTGATAGTCATAGTGATGCACTGCATCAGGATGTGCCTCATACTGATTCTCATACTGACACTCACAGCGACTCTCATAGTGATGTAGACCATAAAGATAGTCACACTGATACTCATGGGGACGCTCATAGTGATACTCATACTGACGTAGCACACGTGGATTATGCTGGTGGACATGGGGACCATCAGGACGTAGGGCATGGTGATGGTGGTTCTCCACATGGGGACCATACTGACCAAGCTCACTCTGATACTCATACAGATACTCATTCTGATGTAGCACATCAGGATGTTGCTTTTAAGGATTCACATTCAGATTCTCATTCTGATGTGGCCCATAAAGATACTCCAGCTGTGAACACTGGACATGGAGATTCTCATACTGATGTTCCTCATCAAGATATTCTGCATCAAGATGTAGAACATTCAGATGTGCCATTTGTTGATATTCATACAGATGTGCCACATAACGACCAACCCGTATACGTGGGGCCATAATGTCTGTTGAAGTAATGCCTTCTGGGGTTAAGTGCAATCTCAATTGTAGCTACTGCTATCAGGCACCATTGAGAGATGCAGGAAACTTTACTTCAGAGGAAACATCTATCGATAAGATGATTCAGGCTCTTGAGAAGTCTGGACAGTATTTTACAGTCTTCGGTGGTGAGGCATTGTTGACTCCCATAGCAGACTTAGAAAAGCTATTCCAGTATGGCTTCAATAAGCATGGACAGAATGGCATACAGACTAATGGTTCTCTAATTACTGATGCTCACATTGAACTGTTCAATCGATACAATGTCCATGTCGGATTCTCTATGGACGGCCCCAATGAACTCAATGATTTGAGGTGGGCTGGGTCTTTGGAGAAGACACGACTGACAACAGAAAAGAGTCATAAGGCTCTATACAAGGTTATTAATCAGCACATGCCGTGCTCTTTAATAGTCACGCTGCATAAGAAGAATGCAACAGGCGACAACCTAGTCAAGCTGAAGAACTGGTTTAATATGCTTGCTGGGATGGGACTCAAATACGTGAGACTCCACCTGTTGGAAGTTGACCATCCTTTCGTGCAGAGTCTAGCTCTGACAGAGGATGAGGCATTCAACGCTATTGTCCTTCTAGAACAAGTTTCTAGTAAGCTAGAAATCGATACCTATTCAGACATTCCTAGAATGATGAAAGGTGAAGCATTCAGCCCTACTTGTATCTGGAACAATTGCAACCCGTTCAATACGAGTGCTGTATATGGAATTAATTCCGATGGTTCACTATCTAATTGTGGCAGAACTAATAAAGATGGAGTCAATTTCCTTAAGTCTGACTCCGAAGGGGATGAGCGTTATCACGCGCTACTCAATACACCTGAGGAATATGGGGGGTGTAAAGGATGTGAGTTTTTCCCAATTTGTGGAGGTGAATGTCCCGGACAATCTCATGATTGGAGAGTGAGAACTTCGCACTGTTCATTGCTGAAAAGGATTTTCAGATTCTATAAGGATAGAGTCGGCTATAATCCAATTCTGCATGATGGTCCTAGGACAAATGTAGAACATGGCGACCACTATGATTATGGTTCTACTATGGTAGTTGAGGTTAGGCAATGAACAGGCTAGATTTTACTGATAACATTCCAGATACTACGCGAGTAGTCTGGGTATCTCAGAAGGCCAAAGATAGATGGTCGCCTGTCATTACCTCTATCAATGCTATCTGGAGTCAATTGGAGCTTGAGACAGTCTTCAGAAATGAGAGAGAAGCTACAATCCAGACTGTGGCTCCTGATAAGATTGTCAACTTCTGTAAGAGAGTAATGAGCTACGGCTGTTTCATTACTGAGTTGGGGAAATCAGCGGATACTGGCTTTTATTCTTCTAGACATCAACCAGCAATTGAAGGTCAGCCCTATACTTACAGGGTAGCGGTGCATAGAAGCAATGTCTATTTTGAAGACAGTGTTCTTAGTGCCGTTACTAGGCTTGGTTATCCTGGGTGTTGCGCTAAGTTCTTTGATAACACTTGGAATAAGGAGCATTACTTCGATACAACGTGGCCTCAGCACTTGAACTCTCATTTATACAGGCCACATGCAAACTTGCTATTAAAGTCAATCGGACTCAGGCCGTGCTTTCATCTGCCTTGTTCTTTTGATTGTGAACATACTGAGAAAGTCTCATCTATGATTGCAAGAGTAGCCGAGCAATTGGGCTATGAGAAAATCATGGAAGGTCTTTATCAGTTATTGGACATGCCTATGGAATGGTCAGCACTCCACGGGTATGCGGAGATTAAGACTCCAATCTTCAAGGTCATCACAAAGACCGATGCCACTGGAGAGGAATACAAGTTTCAATTTCCGGGTAGTTTCTATCCTGATGAATCGGCTAGAGCCAATAAGTTTCCATATGTAGTTCCTGCAAAGCAGATGACTCTGTTCAAGTCACAGGATTTTGCAGAATCTACATTGTCTCCGGAGGATAATGGATTTCCAAGTTATCAAGCCGAAACTGAGGCACACAACAAAATTCTTTCTAGCCTCTCTGACAATATTGATTCTAATGATAGCGGCGCTCTTGTGGATTTGGGGTGTGGGAATGGTCTTCTTCTGAGTAAGATTGGAAGATTATTCCCAAACCTCAAACTCTCAGGTGTTGAGGTAGAGATAGCTAAGTCAGACAAGGCTCAGCAATTACTGGGATTTGGTGTCGCTATATCGTGCAAGAATATGTTCTTGTATGACCTAGTAGATATCAAATACATTCTAATTGCTAACCAGAGAATTCTAGAAAATCCAAAGTTCCTAGAGAAACTGCACGGCACCGTGTTCATCTATGATTATCTCACTCATGAGGTTGAGGTATGCAGTTTAGATACACTAAAGAGACTGACCTAGAGTCTATCGATAGGATTTGGAAAGAACACTACAATACATCGTTCGGATTACCTAACCTAGAAAATGTCATCATTCATGGTGTGGTAGAAGACGGGGACAAAGGTAGTGTTACTGGATTTGGCCTCGTCAAAATCTTCGCTGAAGGCATTCTGATTCTTGACAAGTCTCTATCGGCAAGACAAAAGGTAGACACTCTAAGAGAACTAATGACTGCTCAAAGATTGGGAATAGATAGAGCAAACATTAGTCAAGTTCATGCTTTTATTCAAGACCCGACGTTCGAGTATCTCTTGAAAAAGCATTACGGCTACAAAGATACAGTTGGTAAGTGCATAGTGATGGAGACGAAATGAAACCTCAAATGGACCCTTCAATGGGTGGAATGCAGAATCGGCTAAATCCTCAGATGTTGCAGCAACAAATGGCTCAGGCCAATCAGATGAGGCAGCAACAACAGGGAATGCCAGAAGGTGGAGTTCCCGGAGTTGGCGGCTGGCAACAGGCCATGCAGAATATTGGTGGTCAATTAGGCGGTGCTAGACCGGGCGCTCCAGCATACGGTGGCTTCACTCCGCCTGACCGTGGAGCTATGCCGCTACCTCCTTCTGCACAGCCCAGAATGCAGCCTCCTGCCTATGGTGCTGGTGGTAGATTTGGGATGCCTGGTGGTGCTCCTCCAATGGCAGGAGTTGATTCTGCTGCTGGTGGTGCATTCCAGCCTCCTTCTATTGGAATGCCTCGTGGTATTCCTGAAGATGGGATGGCACGGCCTGAACTGATGCAGCAGAAGATGCAGCAAACTATGCAGCAAGCCAATTCTGCTAGGGATGCCTTCAGAGCTTCCAATCCTATGCCGCCTCCCGGTCCAGACCCCGGTAAGGCTGGCTTGCTTGCAAGAATGAACATGAAACCATTTCGTGGTGGCCCAAATGAAGGCAAAATAGCTGGACCTGACAGAGCAGAAGCTATTTCTGCACTGGCCCCAGCTATGGGTGGAATGAAGCCTCCCGGTGGAGCGAACTTCTATTCCAACGCCATCAAGGGAACTACCAAGAATCCTGCTGCCCAGCGTAGTGCAATTGGTAGAAAGCCTACACCACAATTGCAGAACAGAGCTTCACTAGCAGGGAAGAATCCTAGAGCAGCAGCCGGAGCCAAAGCAGCCTCATTCGCGCAGCGCCGGAGAATGTAAATGGCGAAAGGTGGAGAACGGAAAAAGACTAATCGTCTTCTAGACGAACAGATGGCTATCTCTAACGACTACAGTAAGGGATACATCCAGCAGACTGCTCCAGAACGTGACCTTGCCCGTGATAAGGGCAATCAGATGTATGATGTCATGTTCTCAGGTAACAAAGGTCTAGCTCAGGGAAGTGCTGTATCTCCTGAACTATTAGCTGCTATTCGTGGTAAGGGTGGTTCTGGTGGCGGTGGTGGTGGCGGTGGCTATTCTCCAGTAGACCTTGGTGGACATGGCGTTCAGAGTTCTTACGCCAATTTCATGGGTGGTGGTGGAGTTAACCTCGCCTATAATCAGAAGGCTATGCAGAATCTTGCTGGCCTTGCAGAGTCCGGTGGATGGTCTAAAGAAGATATTGCCAAGCAGAAAGACATAATCAACCAGTATGCCGAGATGGGCAAGACTGGTGGCCTATCTGCTGAAGACATGCAGCGTATGCGTGGTGGCGGAGTCTTTGAAGACTTCCAGAAGACTGGTGGTTTCACTCCGGGAGACATTGGAAATATTAGGTCTAGAGCTACATCCGTCATTCCTAGCATGTATGGACAGGCTATGAATGAAGCTA